TCGTCGATCACTAACGGAGAAGAACCATGCAGATCATGATTACCAATGGCGGGCCGCATCCCGCCGACAAATGGGCCGAGGTGACGACCGAAGCCATCCTCGACCTTATTCAGGTTGCCAGCGATTCCGACACGCCGGAAGCCGCTGCGGCGCGCAAGGCCAAGCGCGACCTGCGGCCGGTGCTGTTCGACATCCTCAATGACGCGCACGCCCTGGTGCAGGGCCATGAGCGCGGCGAACTGGCGTCCAAGGGACTTGCCCGCTGCAAGGCAAACCTTGCCGATGCCGACGCGGTGCATTCGCCCGGAGTCATGAAGAAGATCAAGACGGCGCTGGCCGCCACGCCATTCAAGGATCACTTCGCCAAGCCGGAGGTGATCGCGGTGATCCGCACCATCGTCGGCCAGCACATCGCCAACAACATGCACACCGAGCGGTGCTGGCACCAAGACCGCACCGCCAAAGCAGGAGCCTAAGCCATGGCCGGTATCACCACCGCAATGTGTGACAGTTACAAGCGCGACCTGATGTCGGGCTTGCACTGTCACAATCAAAGCCGCACCCACACCGGCACCACCACCAACGGCGGCTTTCAAGTCACCGGCGTTTCGTCGCTGACGGGCCTTGCGGTCGGAGCCAAGCTGTCCGGCACCAATATTCCGGCGGGCGCGGTGATCGCCTCGATCGATTCGTCGAACTCGTACACCATGTCGAAATCCGCGACCGGAGCAGGCACACCGACCATTACCAGCGTCGGCGACACCTTCATGATCGCGCTGTTCAAGGTCGGCGTGGCAGGAACCTATAGCCGCACCACCACGAACTATTCCGACATGACCGGCAATTCGGACGAGACCAGCGGCACCGGCTATACCGCAGGCGGTCAGGCGCTGACCAATGTGGACCCATCGCTCGATACCGGCACCGCGATCACCGATTTCTCGCCGGACCCGACATGGACCTCGGCGTCGTTCTCGACCATCGGCTGCATGATCTACAATGCCACCCGGCGCGGCCCGATCGTAAATCAGGCAACTTCGGTGCATGACTTCGCTGGCACGCAGACGGTTTCCTCCGGCACCTTCACCGCCGTGATGCCGGTTGCGGCGGCAGCTACCGCCATTCTGCGCATCGCCTGATGTCGAATACATTCTACGATGCCGTCCGCTTTACGGCGGCGTCGGCAGGCACCGGAGATTTCGTCGTCAACACGGCGGTGCAGGGTTTCCGCACGCCAGCCGCCGCTGGTGTCCCCAATAGCGCGAGTGTGTCGCTGCGCGCCGAAAGCGCCGATCTATCGGAGTGGGAAGAAAGCCAGTCGGTTTACACATCGTCTGGCACCAGCTTTACCCGCGTCGTCACCGCGAACCATTTGGGCACCACGGCAAAGGTCAATTTTACTGCACCTCCGCAGGTTGCCATTGTGCTGGCGTCGAGCGACATCGCGGATGCCGGAAAATTCAGCACAGGGACGGTGCCAACCGCAAGACTTCCAGTTGGCACTAGCCCAAACGATATAGTTCAGCTCGACGGCAGCGGTAAACTCCCTGCCGTTGATGGATCTGCGCTGACTAATATCTCAATACCAGGAGGATCGAATATAGGTGCCTACATTTTTGGGAATCGGACGGGCGGCTCTACGGCATCATTTGGCTCAACGTATGCTGGCAGCTCAGTACAGATTTTTGGTTATCCATCGGGGTCTTCAGGCGAGACACTATCTGGAACTTGGATGTGTCAGGGATATATTGCAGCATCGGGAGACGTTACAATTTTTAAAAGGATCGCGTAAATGGCCGTTGCAATCTCAAATCTGCGATATGCAGATGCCGGTAACACGACCATCGACATGGACGTATCAGGGTGGATCGATGGTGAAACGATCCCGTTTACTTATCACCCTAATGACACTGAACCTTTGTCAGTCGCCGTAAGAGAATTGCTCGCGAACGCGAACTATACAATTTCTCCTTATAAATATGTCCCCGTTGTTTATGTTGTTTCTCCGATGCAGGCGCGGATCGCGCTATTGAATGCCGGGCTGCTCGACACAATTCAGTCAGCTATCGACGCCAAGGGTGGCGCGATCAAAATTAAGTGGGAATACGCCACTGAAATTCGCAGCGATGACGCTGATCTCATCGCAGTTGCGACGGATATTGGGATTGCCGATCAAATACCTGCGCTGTTTCAAGCCGCGAAGTCTATATAAGGCATAAGTCATGGCGATCGGCACGCAGGCGATTGGCGTCCTTGCGATCACGCAGCTTGCCAATGTTGGCGGATCGCAGAACGGCCAAGGCTCCCTTGTTGGCGTTTCGGCCACCGGCGGCGCGGGATCGTTCGTCAAGACGATCGACAAGATTATTCCCGGCGTATCGGCGCAGGGCTTTGCCGGAGCATTCACGCCAAGCGTGGCGATTCTTGTTATCGGAGCGGGTGCCACCGGACAGGCTGGATCGCCTGCGGATTCCGGGGCGCAGGGGCTGGTCGGCGTTTCGGCAACCGGCCTGTCGGGCCAGTTCATCCCGGCTGTCTCCGTCACCGTTCCGGGTGTCGGCGGCATCAGCGGCATCGGCTCTTTCATCGGAAGCGGGGCCAAGGGCATCACCGGCGTATCGGCACAAGGGTTTGCCGGTGGCGTGCTGCCACACGTCTACGCCTTCATCGATGGCGTTGGTGGCGCGGGCGAGGCTGGATCGCCATTCAATTCGCAGACCAGCGCCATCCCCGGCGTCGGCGCGACAGGATTTGCAGGCGTTTTCACCCCATGGGTGCAAGCGCAATTCCATGGCGTGCAGGCAGTCGGTTATGCCGGTGAATTCATCGGCAACCCCGGCGGCAATTTCGAGGGTGTCGAGGGCCACGGTTACGCGGGCATCATCACCGTCACGATCTCCGGCGGCGGCACGTCCTCGGCAGCCACCGGCGACGGCGACAAGCCGCGCCGCCGTGATCCGCGCTACAAGCCGGGCTTCGAGCGCATCAAGAAGGTTCCGGAGCGCAAGGTTGTCATCAAAGACACCAAGCTCATTCCGCCGGATGATTTCGCCAATGCGCCACTGGTGCCGCGCGATCCGGTGGAGCCGCCGGAATTCGTCAGCGATGACGAAGGCTACCTCGACCTGCAAGGCCGCATCTTCGATGCGCAGGACATGACCGACATCGATCGGTTGTTGGCCGAACACGATCTGGACGAGCAGGATTTGGGCGATGTCCTCGACATCCTCGCTCTGATGGACTGACACACAAGGATTCATGGGCATGGACGGCGGAATCGAGCATATCGCTCGGGCGCACACGGTTGCGCTCGGCATGGACGTAGAACTGCAACTCGACAGGTCAGCGCAGCGCGGCTTTCAGCCGGTGCTGGTGATGCTGCGCGATGCGCGCGAGCGCGCGGTGGCCGCGATGACGCAACTGGTGATCTGCGATCCAACGGATTCGCTGTCGATCCGCAGGTTGCAGATGGAGATCGCGGTATTCGACGACATGGTGAATTCTTGCCGGGCCATCGTGGCGCGCGGGCGCGAGGTCGAACGCATCGTGTCGGAAGAAGAACGAGCCGAGATCAACGATCTCATCATGAACAATCCGCAATGGGCAACCGCCGAAATTTCCGGCGCAACAGGAGTAAACGACCGATGACCAAGATGACGGAGAAAGAGATTGCCGAGGCCAATGAGCAGCGGCAGGTTCATGACGAAAACGCCGCAGCCCGCGATGGCGTCGAGGATAGCGCCGAGAACGATCTCGCGCCGCGCGGCGATCAGGAGCCGCCGTCTCCAGGCGAGGACGGCCTTGAGCGCCGCGAAACCATCCGCATGTCGCCGGGCGATGCTGCCCGCGCCGAAATGGCGAAGAAATTCCGCCGCGCGGATTCGGTGCCGTTCAATGGCAATCCGAACGACCCGGAAATGCTGTACGGCGATGTCGCCCGCGAGACGCTGGTGCCGGAGGATAACGAGCCGGAGAATATCAGCGGCGAGGACCGCGAGCCTGCACCGCAGGCCCAGCAGCCGCCGCAGAAGCGCAAGATCAAGGTGCGCGGTCAGGAAATCGAACTGACCGACGATGAAATTCTTGAACGTGCCGCCAAGGTCACGGCGGCCGACAGCTATCTCGAAGAAGCCCGCGAGCTTCTGCGCGATGCGAAAACCATTAAGGCCGAGCGTGCTGGCCGGGATCGTCAACACCCCGACGAGCAATCAAGCACGCAAGACGACGAGCAGGAACTCGAACCGCCGCAGGATCAACGCCGCCCTGTTGATACTAAGAGCGTGGTCGAGAAAATCCAGTTCGGCGACCCCGAAGAAGCCGCCCAAGACCTCGATGAACTGATCGAGCGAAAGGCCGGTGAACGGGCCGACAATGCGCAACTGAAACGGGTCATGGATAATGATCTGGCGAAGTCGCAGAAGGCTCTGAAAGACTTCGTGGCCGCGAATCCCGAGTTGGACGCCGATCGACTGTCGGCGACCGCGATTGAGAACATCCTCTACGACATCTATCGTGAGGAAATTCTATCGCTCGGGCAGGTGGACGCCGACAAAATCCCGAAAAACCCGCAGGAGCTTGCCTATTGGCACCGCTTCTACCGGGTCAACGGGCATCAGGTTTCCGATTTCGCCAAGGCCATCAATACGGCCAAAGAGCGTTTCGAGGCTTGGCGCGGCAAACCCGCCACTCCACAGCAACCCCGCAAGGCACCGACAGGTCGCGTTGAGGTCAACGTCGATCGGTCCCAGCGCCGTGCGGCTATCCCAAATCAACCCGAGCGCGCCGTCGCCCCTCGTCCCGCAGCCACCCAGCAGCAGACTCCCAAGTCCCGCTCTGACGTGATTGCGCAGATGAAGAAGGCACGCGGTCAGATCACCGCTTAACCGTCGCGCTCTCCCACGAAAGGAATCCACCCATGACTGGTCAAGTTTGGGCCGTTGCAGCCGAAGGTGGCTACATGTATTCGGACGAATTGTCCGACATCATGCGCCAGCAGGTGCAGCCGCTCACCAAGTTCCGGCAGCTTTGCGATGCGCAGGACGGCTCCCAGAAGGGCCTGAATCGCGGCGACAAGTTCAACTGGAACGTCTACTCCAATGTCGGCTCGCAGGGCCGCCGCCTGTCGGAAAATCAGGTCATGCCTGAAACCGGCTTCACCATCGTTCAGCACCAGTTGATGGTCACGGAGGCTGGCAACAGCGTCCCGTACACCGGCAAGCTGACCGATCTCGCCAAGCAGGATGTCATCAGCATCATCGACAAGACGTTGAAGGATGACGCCCGCAAGTATTTCGACATCGAGGCGTTCCTCCAGTTCAACCGCACGCCGTTGCGTGCGGCCCCGACCGGCGGCAACTCCACCACGTCGATCACGCTGGACACCAACGGCACCGCGTCGGTGACGAACAATCTGGCGCTCAACACCGGCCATGTGAAGGCCATGGGTGACACGATGAAGGAACGGAACATTCCGCCCTACATCGTGGATGACTATATCTCGGTCAGCCACCCCTCGACCTTCCGCGCGCTCAAGAACTCGTTGGAGGCGATCCACCAGTACACCGAGACTGGTCTGGCTCACATCTTCAACGGCGAGATCGGGCGCTATGAATCGTTCCGCTTCATCGAGCAGAACTTCATCCCGAAGGGCGGCGCTGCGGATTCGACCACGTTCGATCCGTGGAGCCAGACGGCCGATGCCTGGAACAACGGCCTGTCCTCGTGGGCGTTCTTCATGGGCGGCGACACCGTGACGGAAGCGGTGTGCATCCCCGAGGAAATCCGGGCCAAGCTGCCGGGCGATTACGGTCGTTCGCGCGGCATCGCGTGGTACTACCTCGGCGGCTTCGGCCTCGTCCATGATGATGCGCTCAACGCGCGCGTCATCAAGTGGGACTCGGCGGCGTAACCGGCACAGCCAGAAAGGAAACACGCAAATGTCCTACGATACCCCCCAGCGTGAGGAATACTTCCTCCCGTCATCTGCCTTTGGTGCCACCACCGAAACGCAGACGCTCATCGGGCCTCCGGGCAAGAAGGGCCTTGTGCGCGACATCATCACCGACCTGTCGGCTGATGCTGTCGGCACCACCACCGTGCCGGAAATCAATGTCGGCAACGCTTCCGGTGACTATTCCTACGCGCGTCACCGTCTCGGCACGTCCGCGACGGCTGGCAACACGGCTGCTGGCACGCCCTACCGGGCGCGTCAGTTGACGCAGAACGCGCAGGGCCGCACCGGCGGCACGCCGCCGGTGCTGAGTGATTTCGCGGGCCACGTCGCCCTCGAAACCGCTTACATTCCGGCCGACACCGCGTTCGTCGTCACCCGCAAGGCTGGCGTCGGCGGCACCCCGGCAGGCACCGGCCGCACCATCGTTATCGTCGATTGGTTCTAAGCCTTTCGACCTGACGCCCACCACCACCAAGGCCCCGGCGCAATCCGGGGCCTTTCCTTTCTCCCAACCCGAGGACGGTTCGATGTCCTATTTTCCGTATGGAGGCTCCTACCCGGAGCCGAAGCGTAACGAGCCGGTCTGCGTCAAGCCTGTGAACCCGTTGCCGGACAATAAAATGTCCAACAGCACCGGGGATGCAGGGCAGGACGGCTACTCGGTTCTCTCGCGCGCCAGCCGTTTCGACGGTCGGCGTCCACTCATCGGCGGCCGACAAGAGATTGAAGGCCCCAATCTTGCCCTGGAGGAATAATCATGGCGAGCGGTTCCAAGACCAACTCTGTGTTCACGTCTGGCGGCATGGGCGACGGCAAGTCGTCCGGCATCAAGCGGGATGGCAAGATCATGTCTGCCTTCCCGCAGGATAACGTCCACGGCGTCGATCTGCCGAATGAGCGTGGCGGCTCTTTCGGTGGCTCCGACACCAACCTTTCGCACTCCCTCAAGGGTGCGAGCGCGGTGCAGAAGTAAGCATCGCGTCAACAAACAGGAGAAGAACCTCATGGCGAAAACTTTCCAGACCATCCGCGTCGATCGCTCCCGCGATCACGCGACCATTCACGGCGAACGCGGCCCCGACGATCCGCACCGCACAGCCTTTTTCCTTCAAGACGGCCTGTATTTCGATGCTGGCGGCGCTCTCATTCCCGAGCTTGTGCCGCCGGAGTTGAAAGCCAAGGTCGAGAAGAAGCTGTGCAAGCTGAACGGCGGCAAGATGCCCGACGAAACGCCGCAGGCCGCGCCTGCTGGCGAGAACGATCCCGCGTCCAGCGTGGACGATGCCGGTAAAGGTAATGAGGCTGATGGCGACGATGACGACAAGTCGTCCGATGACATCAACCTTGAAGCATGGTTGACGGGAAGCGCGAACTATCAATGGTTCGCGATCTCCAAGGCGATCCGTGAGCGTTTCAAGAAGAACGTCTCGAAGGCTGAGGACGCGGTTGTGTTCTTGGTCGGGGATCAGAAGATTGTCGGCCTCGATCAGGTCGCCGACAAGTTCAAGCCTTACCTCTCCTGATGGATCAGGGATGCCGCCTACGGGCGGCATCCCGCTTTCCGGGGCAATCAACATGGTCATGAATTACACGAGCCTGCTGGCCGACAAGGGCCAGCCGGGATCGATCGCGACGTGGGTGGGCTATAAAAAGCTCGATCTGCCGACCATTCTCGATGAAGCGCAGTCGCTGCTCTATTCGATGTTGCGCGTGCGGCAGATGCGCACCGAATGGACGTTCGGCATGAGCGCCGGGCAAAGCGAGATCGCCCTGCCTGACCGTTTCCTTGATCCGATGGGGCCGATTCTCGCCATTGGCCTCAACCAAAAGATCGTTCACCGGCCGCAGAACGAGATCGAGCGCCACCGGATGTATGACAACACCCTGTCCGGCGCACTCGATGATGATCCGATCACCACCACGGCGAATTCCTCGCTGGCAACCGTCAGGATCACCGCACACGGACTGACGCAAGGATCGAGCATCACCATCGACGGGCTTGCCGCAGTCGGCGGCCTGACCCTCAATGGCACCTATCCGGTGGCGTCGATTACCAATTCCAACACGCTTGTGATCGATGCGGGGACGCCCGCCACATCGGCGGCGAGCGGTGGCGGCGATGATGCTACCTACACCGCGAATCTTTTGATCGCATCCATCCCGCAACTGTTCTCGGTCTGGGATGAGGCGATCAAGTTCGATTATGCTTTCGAGACCGCGCAGACGTGCAAGCTGCTGTATTACCGCTCCCCGGCGCTGCTTTCATCCTCCAATCAGACGAATTGGTTGACCGCGCGTTATCCGCGCCTGCTGCGCACCGCATGTCAGGCTGCGGCGGCAGATTTCATGAAAGACACCGAGGAATACACCAAGGCAGTCGGTGCTCTGCAAAGCCTCATTCAATCCACCGCCGCAGAAGATGATCTGATGTATCGCGGCAGCGACATCATGACGGAGACGCCCTAATGGCCCTCGATATCTATTCCTCCATCCTCGGCTTGTTGTTGCAGGCCACCGGCAACAACAACAATTCGTGGGGCGATAACGCCAACAATTCGGTGTTCAAGGTGCTGGAGCGCGCGGTTGCCGGTGTCGCCACCCGCACCGTCACCGGCGGCACGCTCGATTTGTCAGCGTCCGCCCCGCCATCCGCTATGACGCAGGCGATCGATGCCATTCAGCTATTCGGCGGCACGCTCACTTCCGATCAAACCGTGGAGGTGCCGAACCTGTCGAAGGTCTGGCTGGTCGGCAATGCCACCTCCGGGGCGTTCGATCTGGCGTTCAAGACGCCAAGCGGCACGATTTCGGAAGCGATTCCGCAGGGCGGTTGGGCTTTCGTCTATTGCGATGGCGACAACAACATCAATGTCGGACTGTCCACGGCGCTGCGTGATGTGCAATGGCTGGGTGCCGATGGCACGATCTCGGCTCCCGGCCTGTCGTTCGCCGCCGAGCCGACAGTCGGCTTTCGCCGGGTCGATACCGGAAAGGTCGCATTGACCATCGGCGGCGTCGATATCGCGACGTTCTCGGCAACTGGCGTTGATGTCGGAACGGGTCTCGTTCTTTCCGTGGGCGGCGCGGCCGTTGTGCCGCCTGGAACGGAAGTCGATACAGCCTCCATTCGCGCGCCGACCGGATGGTACATGGAGTATGGTCAGGCCGTATCGCGGTCGGGCGACCTTCCGCTGATGAACGCCATCACCGAGGCATTCACCGCCAACACCAACGGCACCACCACACTCTCGAATGTCTCAAGCGATTTGCGGAATCTTGGTCTTGAAGGCTCTATTCTGGAGGGTGTCGGTATTCAAACCGGCACAACCATCGTATCCGTCGATTCCGCTTCGCAAATCACCATGTCGCTGGCGGCCACCAATACGGCAACCGGCGGCGCTGTTCGCGCGTTCCCGTTCGGAAATGGCGATGGTTCGACCACCTTCAACGTGCCGGATGGGCGCGGTGTCGCCTATGCGGGGCGCGATAATATGGGCGGCACCGCCGCTGGTCGCATCACCTCGGCCGGGTCCGGCGTCGATGGATTGCGGCTCAAGACCATTGGTGGCACGCAGAACATCACCCTCTCAGTAAACAATCTGCCGCCATATACTCCGCAGATTTCAGTTGCATCTGCCTATGAAGGCCAGTTGACCATCACTGGCGCACCAAGTTCGTTTGCTACCGGGTCCGGTGACGCCGCTCATCCTGCGATGGTGTCTAACGGGACTTCGACCTACTCGCTCCCCGCCATCACAAATACGGTGACGGCTACTGCGCAGGGAGGCACATCAGCACCATTCTCCAGCGTGCAGCCGACCGCTATCCGCAACAAGATCATCAAACGCTGAACATGCAGCTACGCCAGCGCCCATCTGGCGTCGGGTGCGCCGCCGCCATCGTTCCTTCTCCGGCGGTGGCGGCGGCGTGTTCCATTATTGAGCAAGTTCAATGGCAAAACTGACACCTCTTGCGATCACCCCGTTGCCCGGCGTAGTCCTGACGGAATCTGGACGGATCGCCGAAGGGCGCTGGATCGCATCGAGCAACATCCGCTTTGTGCAGAAACGCCCGCAAAAGATCGGCGGCTGGGAGCAGGCATATGACGATCCGACCGATGGCGTGCCGCGCGCGATGCACGCTTGGCGCGACAATCAGACCAATCCCTACAATGCCGCTGGCACCTACAAGAAGCTCTATGTCTACGACCGCGACCTTGAGCGCAACGACATCACGCCGTTTCGCGACACCGGCACGCTCGGCAATGATCCCTTCACGGTAACGAACGGCTCAAATATCGTCACGGTCGAAGATGTCGGCCACAACCTCAACGCTGGCGATACAGTCTATTTTTCAGGCGCAACCGAGGTTGGCGGCATCACGCCGAACGGAACATTTGTCGTCGCCACCAGCATCGACGCGGATCACTACACGTTCCTGTTCAGCGCAAATGCAACATCGGACGCCACTGGCGGCGGCAACGCCGTGGCGTATCAGTATGAAATTCCAATCGGTGTCGAGCTTGGCGCTTTCGGTTATGGCTGGGGCATTGGCGGCTGGGGCCTCGGTACATGGGGCGCCGCGCGATCGACTTCGACAGTGGCGATCGAGCCTCGCATCTGGTCGCTCGATCATTTCGGCCAGTTACTGATCGCGGCCTATAATGGCGGCAGCGTCTATCAGTTCGATCCGTCCGTGGCGAAGCCATGGGGCCGCGCAACGCGCGTGGATGCCAGCGCGCCGGATAATGTCCGCGCGGTGTTTGTGACCCCGGAACGCTTCATCATGGCGCTACTGGATGGAATGCAAGTCGCATGGCCGAGCCAGGGCACCATCAATGACTGGACGCCATCGCTGACCAACACCGCGAACGTCCGCACCTTGACGGAAGGCACAAAGCTGGTGGCCGGTCGCGTGCTGGCTGACTTTGTGTCGCTGATCTGGACCGATGCGGCGCTGTATCGCTTTCAGTACACCGGATCGACCTATGTTTATAACTCGTCGATGGTGGCAAAGGATTGCGGCCTGATCGCACCTGGCGCGACCGTCACCGCAGGCGGTGTCGCCTTCTGGATGGGGCAGGATAATTTCTGGATGTATGACGGCACCGTGCACCCGATCCCGAATGTCGAGGACATCCGCAAGGCGGTGTTCGACGAACTGAGCGTCAATAACGGCTATCAATGCACGGCGGTCTATAATCCGCAGCATAATGAGGTGTGGTTCTTCTACACCATCAACGGCGAGACCTCGCCAACCAAGGGCGTGATCTATTCGATCGACAACCAATGCTGGTCGCCATTGCCGTTTGGGCGCGTGTCCGGCACGCATTTCACCCAAGGCGACACCCGGCCCTATATGGGCCTCGACACCGGATACATCGTGCAGCATGAGATCGGCAACGATGCTGATGGCGATCCGCTGCCATACTCGCTGACGCTGGCACCTTATGCGATGAGCGAAGGCTTGGTGCATATGGATGTCGAGTACCTGATCCCTGATTTCAAGGACCAGATCGGCAACATCGAGATCACGGTCGATACTTGGAATGTTCTCAACGATTCGGCCAAAGAGGATTCCGAAACGGAAAGCATCGCGCCGGTGGATTCCGGCAACATCGATTTCCGCGTGTCTGGCCGCTATCTCGGGATGACGCTCTCGTGTGACGAACCCGGCTGTTATTTCCGCTTCGGAAAACCAGCCGCCTTCATCAAGCCGAGCGGCCAGCGTTCACCATAAAGGTCCATCATGCGCCGCATTTCCATCAACACCGGCGCGGTCAAGGATCGCGCCGTCGCTGCGATTCTGGAGGAAATCCAGAAGGCGTCGGCCGACGAAAATATCATCGACATCGCCGCCGCCTTTACCATCGAGGGCGATTACACAGAGACGAGGACACTCAATGTCGGCACATCGACGCTCGAAGAAACGCAAGCATTCATCGCAACGCTCATCGGCGACCTCAAGCGCGGCGGCTCCAACCGCTCAACCTGACAACGTGGTGCCGCTCAATGTACCGGTGATCCGCTATGCGAAAACCGAGCAGGACATGACGGCGATCCACCAGTTTCTGCTGCAATACGCCAAGCCCGCGCTGCGCTGCGAGGTCGATTTCGTCAAGAGCTTGCGCGAGGTGATGCGGGTGTGCAGCGAGAATGTCGGCATCATGTGCTTTGTGAACGGCGAACTGGTCGGCACGTTCGGCGTCATCGATGCGACATGGTGGTACGGCGATGGCACATTCCTGACCGACCGCTGGGATTTCACCAAGCCGGAATTCTACAATCGCGGGATCGGCGATCTGATGCTCGACGAGGCCAAGAAGATCGCCGACGCCGCCGGAATCGAACTCATCCACCAGGGCAAAATACGCGGTGAAAAGCGGGGCGTTCCTCGCATGATGCCTCGCGTTCACCTGCCCGAATCTGCTTAATAGAACAGGGGGTCGCCATGTGCTTCGGCATGGAAAAATCCAAGGAAGTCCAGACGACATCGCAGACCAATCCTGCGGTGGCTGCGGCTGCGTCCACCAATCTGACCAACACCTCGGGCCTGACCTCGAACCTGCCCTCGAACAACACCTACGGGACGCAGTATGGCGGCAATCTGACCGCCTCGCTCTCGCCGGGCCAGCAGGGCACCATCGACGCGGCCACCGGGATCGCCAATAACGGGACCGGCGATGCCGCCTCCAGCCTGATCGGCCAGTACGCCGGGGCCGGGCCTCAGTCGGTGACGGCGGGCACCATCGCGGACGGCATGTCGCCCTACATGAACCAGTACATCATGCAGGCGCTGGCTCCGCAGTTGCAGCAGATGGACATTCAGGACGCCAAGACGCGGGCGGCCACCAATGCGACGGCGACCGGCTCGGGCGCGTTCGGTGATGCCCGTACCGGCATCGAGCAAGGCACCAACTCGTTCCTGTCGAACGTCGCCCGCGAGGGCTTGATCGGCAATGCCTACAATTCGGCCTTCAACACCGCGATCGGCGCGAGCGCGCAGGATCAGGCCAATAGCCTGTCGGCACAGAATGCCAATGCCGGTTATGCCGAGACGGCGCTGGGCCGCGCACTCGGGGGCGCGCAGGCCCTGCAAGGCTTGCAGACGCAGCAGTTGGGCGCGCAGACCTCGGCCAATGCGCTCAATCAGCAGGACACCGCGCAGCAGCAGGCGGCGCTCACGGCGGCCTACAACAACTGGCTACAGGCGCAGCAGTCCGGCTTGCAGGCACTCACCGGCGCGAACCAGACGGTCGCGACCGGCGCGCAGGCGTTCCCGGCCTCGACCACGCAGACCACCTCGCAACCGAACAACTCCGGCTTTTCCTTGGCCGGGGCGCTGCTCGGCGCACTCTAAGGGGGGCCGACCATGGGACTTTTCGATTGGCTATCAGAGGGCTTGGGCAGCCTTTCTGTCGATGGCTCATCCATGATGGGGCAGCCGAAGCCGCCGCAGGTGGATACCGTGCTGCCGCAGCAGAGCGCGCCGCCGTTGCAGCCGCCGCAGGCTCCCGATTCTCCCTATGCCGCCATGCCCGGCGGTGGACCGGACGGCAACCCCTCCCCGGTCCCGCTCCCGCAACCCCGCCCTCCCGGTGCGGACGCGGGAGCTTCCTTGCCGCCATTGCCGACCGGCAATGTGCCGGACGCACCGGCCCCGATGGATGCCGGGCAGTCCCCGACCGACATTTCGGCGCAATCGGTTGCGCCCGTCCCGATGCCGCCCGGCACACCGCCCGGCGGCGGCCTGCCCATGCCCGGCGCGCCGCAACAGCAGCCGACCGGCAGCAGCTTCCTTGGCCGGGCGCTCGGCCTCTCCCCCCAGGACGATCACACTTTTCGCGCTAAACTCGGCGCTGGCCTGAAATCGGTCGGCGACAATTACACCAAGCCCGGCTTGGCGGCGTTCGCTGGCAGCGCCGGTGCCTCGATCAAGGGCGGTACCGATGCCGAGGACAAGCTGTTCGATCAGCGCAACAAGGCGCTCTCGAACATGATCGCGGCCAAGGCCAAGGGCAATACCGAGGAATACACCAAGGCGCAGGCGGCCTATCTTCGCGCCAAGATCGAGATCGAGCGCAGGAAGGCGGCCGACCCGAATGCCGCCAAGGGCGCGATGACGCCGGAGCAGCGCATGGTCACGGTGCAGAAGCTCATCAACGGCGATCAGCAGATTCGCGCGCAGCGTGATCTGTTGCGCACCGCCATTCTGCCGAAGGACAAGCAGGCCGCCGAGGCCAAGCTCAACGCGCTGGTCGATAGCAAGAAGAAGGAATTCGAGGACCGGCTGACACCCGGCTCGCAGACCAACCCGCTCAAGCCGACCTCGATGGAGGATGCCAAGGGCTATCAGCCCGGCCAGTTCTTCATCAACCCGGCGGACGGCAAGCTCTATCGCTACAAGGGCGCGCCGGACAAGGCGACATCGGCCACCCCTGATGATGCCGAGGGTATGGCGATGAATGCCTATCGCACCAACGCCGCAGGCGAAAAGGACGAGTAAATGCCGTTCGACGAGTCAATCCTGGGCGGCTCGGTGCCGTTCGACCCCAACGAGGCGGTCCAGAACGCGATCAATGAACTGTCCGATCAGCCGCGCGGCACCTCGGTGGACCCGAACATCGCGGTCGATCGCGCGGCGCGCAAGCTGCTGCAACCGCGCGCGCCGGATGTTGTTGCGCCGGAATCGAAGTATTCCCGCGCCGCCCGGCCGGACCTGTCGTCGCTTGGCGAGCCGGTCGATGTGGCTGCGCCGGAGGCTGCCGACACCGGCAGCAAGGCAACCAAGCCGGACCTGTCGTCATTGGGCGAGCCGGTCGAGCCGCCAAGCATGGGCGTTGGCGGTCATGCGGCGGCGTTCGGCAAGGGCATCGTGCAGGGCGCGATCGGGGGCACCGGCGACATCGTGAAGGGCGCGGCGGTTGCTGGCAACGCGCTCAATCCCGATCCGTCGCTCGAAGAAGTCTATGCCGCCTCCGGCATTGACCCGCGCACCATCGCCGACAGCCGGGAAGCGTTGGAAGCCCGTCAAGGGCCTACCCCGGTATCGCAAAACCCGCTCTACAAGGCGGGTGAAGCCACCCGGAAATTCGGCGAACGGCTCGCGCCGATGTCGCCCGCCGAGAAGGATTCGATTGCAGGCAGGGTCGGTCAGGGTCTCGGCACCGTTGCACCATATTTGGTCGGCGGTGCCGCGCTCGGCCCCGAAGGAGCGATTCTCGCGGCTACCTTTGGTGGCGCTGCGCAATCCGCCGGTGCGACCTACGCCGACGCCATCAGCAAGGGAGCCAGCGAAGATGATGCGATGAAAGCCGCCGGGCTGTCGTCGCTGGTCGGTGCTGCTGGCAACGCAATCCCCATGGGCGCGATCTTCCAACCGATCGAGAAGATCGCGGGCGTGGCGATCAAGTCGCGCGCGGTCAACATCATGGCGGAAGCCGCCAAATCCGGCATCGTGTTCGGTTCGATCGGCGAGGCACAGGAATATCTGGGCCAGCAGATCGCCAAGCAGTTCTACGATCCGAAGGCGGGATATGATCTCGACACCAAGCGCGTCATCGCCTCGCTGATTACCGGCGGCATTCTCGGCGGCTCGCACGCCGCGTTCGGCCGAGGAGAGCCGGAGAAGGCCCCTGACAATGCGCTGCCGCCACCGGACAATGCGGGCATGTCCGGCCAAGGTCCGAATCCGTCCGGTCCCGACACCGGGCCGCGCTCCGATCAGTCCGGCGTAGGCTCCCGCAAGCTCGCCGACATCCTGCGGCACTATGGCTATTCTGATGCCGACATTGCCGGGATGAGCCACGCGCAGATGCGCGACACCGTGATGGCGGAAATGCGCGGCGAGTCCCGCGCCAAGCCGTCCGGCGATCAAGAAAACCCCACCGAACAACCGACTGCAAAGACTGCCGAAAAGAAGCCCGCATCAAATGACGATCAGGAATATTCGATCCTGCGTCAGGGCGGCTATTCCGACGAGAATATCCGCGACATGTCGGCATCGCAGCGCAAGAGCGAGGCCGATTATTACCGCAACGATCTCGGCATTGATGTTGCCGAGGCGGTGAAGCGTTATCCGCGCCCGGCCGAGCAATCGCAGCCATCCGCCACGGAGACAACCACCACAGAGACGTTGAAGCGGCGCGGCTATACCGATGACGATCTCGCCGGAATGTCGGCCGACGATCAGCGCAAGGCGATGATCGACAATGTGCAGCCGCAGGGCGATCTGTACGAGCGCGCCAAGAAAATCGTGGTCGGCGACAACAACGGATCAACCAGCTATTTGCAGCGCAAGCTCGGGCTTGGATACAAGCAGGCCGCCGATCTGATGACGCGCATGGAGCGCGAGGGCATCGTCAGCGCGCCGGATCAGAAGGGTGGCCGCGCCATCGTCCAGGCGACCGGCGATCGCGCCGCGCCGATCAAGGCCGCGACCGCTGACGATGTGATCCGTGCCAGCGAGCAGGTCGCCGAGCCGACCACGGCGCAGGCTGAGGCCGAAAACTACAAGCACGGCCACCTCGACATCGAACCGCTTGGCCTGACGGGAAAGAACAATATCTCGATCGAGACTGGCGTGGGCCAGACCCGCAAGGGTGTGGATGCGGATGGCAAGGAATGGTCTGTGCAGATGCCGGTCGCCTATGGCCGCATCAAGGGCACCAAGGGTGCGGACGGCGAACCGCTCGACATCTTCATCGGCCCCAATCCGACCTCGAACCATGTGTTCATGGTCGATCAGCATCATCCCGGCGGCGGCGGTTTCGACGAACACAAGATTCTCGCAGGTTTCGTCAATCCGCGCGCGGCGCTGAAAGCCTACAAGGATTCTTACACGGACGGCGCTGGCGACCGCATCGGCGGCGTCACCGCGATCACCGCCGACGAATTCAAAACCTGGCTGAAATCCGGCGACCACACCGCGCCTTACGCGAAAAAAGAGCCGGTTTCCTCGACCCATGGCGAGGAAACCGGCTCCAACACGCCCTTTACTGAGGCAGACGCCGCAACGTCTGTCCCGAAGGAAGCCACGCAGGAGGGGGCAACTCCATCGACGGCTTCCAAGACCCAAACGCCGGTCAACGAAACCAGTTCCGGCATCGAAGGCGAAATTATATCGCCTGCAAGGGTCTACGCAGAGCCTGCGGAAGAACACCACCAGCAGATCGAGGCGGTGCTGGGGCAGGATTATGACCGTGTGCTGCCCGCCGATACTGCGCGCGCGGCCGAAATCCTCGCCGACAACCCCGATATGCCGCCCGCGATCGCTTTCCAGCACGCGGTGATCGAGAACGCCGTCGTAGGCGGCTATCTGACCGAACAGGAGGCGAAAGACGCCTATGGCCCCGAAGTCCAAGAGATACTGGAACCCGTCAGCGAAGGGACACCTCGCAGCGGCGGCGACCTTGAACAAGAACGCGCCGAATCTGCACAAGAGCGCGCCGGTGATGCAGAAGAAGCTGGCGTCGTTTCGCGCGGCGGCGAAACTGGCGAAGGCACCGAAGGTCCATCAACCAAGCCCGGTCAAGGCGCAGTCGATCACCAGTCCGACACCGGACGCGGCACCGCCGACAAATCCGACACCGGCGGTGAAACCAAACCCGGCCCCGTCAAATCTGAAACTAAAACCGCCGCCGAAGCTATAGGGGCTGAAAATGCTCGACATCGCTTTGCCGTCTTGCGCGCCACCAACGAACGCTGGCGCGAGCTTGTCGATACAACGATTGACCAGACGCATCCCGGCGACATCTTCACGGCTGTTCGTCTCAACCTGACAAACGGGTCTCTCTCGCTCAAAGAAGCGCGCAATCTGCTGCAAGCGATCGAAGAAGAAGAAATCCCGAAGGAAGAATCCATCGACATTCTGGCCCGCAGCAAGATCGAGAAGCTGCAAGGTGGCTATACGGTGGCATTCCCCCACAAGGATGAACACCAAGAAGGTCGGATGTGGGCTACGATTGTCGGCATCGAGGACGGTTATCTGCGCAAAAACGGCGACCCTACGCCGAAGCTGCGCAAGCTGATTGAAAATCCTCCTGCGCCATTGCCGGAGCCGAGCCGCATCGAGGACGCTGGCGAGAAGATCGGCGGCGCGCGCAAGGATCAGTGGGCCGGTCGCGGCCTGACCATGGACGATCTCGACGGCATGACGGGTGCCGAGATCGACAAGCATGTGACCAAGCACAATGTCTGGCAGAAGCCGGACTATGTGCAGGCGGTCGCTGAGGGCGTCGATCCGGGGGCCGCTGCGCTCATCAAGCGGATGTATGACGGCATCGCGGTCAAGCCGACGCCGGACAAGTATGGCCGGGTCGATCATTCCGAACTGCGCAAGCGATATATCGCGGCTCTCAATGCGGTGCGCGAGGTGGCCGCCGAGGTCAAGACCGTGCGCGACGTGCGCGATCTCGACGATCGTGTCACCGCCAAGCTGTCCCGCGAGGGCATCGTCGATGCCTGGGATGCGATCAATTCGATCAAAAAGGCAGGAGCGCGGACCTCGCCGCTCTATGTCTCCGGCCGCGACATCCGCGCCGCCGAGCGCATGGTGGCGGAAGGCTTCCCGCAGGCCGAGCCGTGGACGCGGCTGTTTCAGGTGGGAGAGATTTTCGACAAGGACAATCCGTTCGGTGTTCGCCGCAAGAACGGCGGCCTTATCAGCCGTCACAAAACGCGCGAAGAAGCCGAAGCCGCTGCGAAGGCCGCCTACGAGGCGATGCCGGATGAACGCAAGAAGGGCGGCGAAGAACCGAAGCGCCCGCACCTCGATAGCGTCGAGCGATCCGGCCCCGACTATCGCAAGGGCAAGGATGTCGGCTCCGAGGACTTCATCAAGGATTTCGGCTTTCGGGGCGTCGAGTTCGGAAATTGGGTCGCTGGCGACGAGCGGCAGAAGGTGGTCAACCTCGCCTATGATGCGCTGCATGATTTGGCGCGGGCGCTGAATCTGCCTGCCAAGGCGATGTCGCTGGATGGCACCTTGGCGGTGGCGTTCGGCGCGCGCGGCAAGGGTGGCCGGGCAGCGGCGCATTATGAACCAGACCGCACCGTCATCAACATGACCAAGCTGTCCGGCGCAGGATCGCTGGCGCATGAATGGGCGCACGCGCTTGACCATTATCTCGGCGAGACGCACAGCCAGAATCCGTACAAGGGCAGCGTGCAGTCGCTGACCGGCTGGCGCGATACGCCCGCCAATCCGCAGACGCATTATCGGTTCGGCAAGTTCGAGAGCGCCAACAAGGCGCTCCCGCTCAAACTGCGCGTGGCCGCCAACCGGCTGATGGACACCCTGTTCGGCGTCGAGGAAGCCGATCATGCTGCCGAGGATCGCATCCGCAAGCAGATCGAGGCAAAAAAATCCGGCATTAAGAGTTGGGCCGATCAGGTCAACCGCATCAAGGAGCGGATGAAAACCGGCGGCTCGCGTCAGGGCTTGAAGCAGGCCGAGGATCAGGTCGAAATTTGGGGGCGCAATCTCAAGGCGCTGGAACGCCAGCTTGAGGAAGGCATCGTCAAGAAAACGGTGGCATCGAATTTCGTCAAGGAAGCCACCAAGCTCTCCGGTACCACCGGCGACTATTGGCGGCGTCCGAACGAACTGTTCGCACGCTCCTTTGAAGCCTATGTGTTCGACAAGATCGCCGCCGAAGGCTTTGCCTCGCAATATCTCGTCCAGGGCGTCGAACAGGATCGCTATGGCGCGGGCTTCAAGGGCAATCCCTATCCGGTCGGCTCCGAGCGCGAGGCGATCAATGCCGCCTATGACCGGCTGTTTCGCGCGCTGGCGACCGCCGAAGGCAAACACGGCCAGGGCACCCGCATTCAGGGCGCGGAAGGCGAGCCGGAGCCGGTCGAGACCGTCACCAAGGTTGTGCGCCCGCAGGCGCAGCCAAGTCCGCGCGAGGAACAGAAAGCCGTTGAGACTGCCGGTCTGCGGGCTGGCGGCCTTGGCGGGGTGTTTCAGGCCCGCCTCGAACAGGGTGGCGATTTCCCGAACATTCTGGCCGCCCGCAAGATGGCGAAAGAGGCCGGGTTCACCGAGGACGCCAAAGAGGTCGAGGAATGGATGGAGGCCGCCGTGGTGCGCACCGCACGCGGCGACATCGCCACCTCGCGCACGCCGCAGACCGCCTACAAGGCGCTGGTCAACCTCTACAGCCGTCAGCCGAAACTCGGCACCCGCACCTCAACCAGCGTTCGGGATCAGGCGTATTCCACGCCGGTGCCGCTGGCCTATCTGGCCTCGAAACTGGCCGGGATTACTGAAAACACCAGCGTGTTTGAGCCGACCGCTGGCAACGGCGCGCTGTTGATCGATGCCAACCCGCAGCGCACGCTCGCCAATGAAATGAATGATGCCCGCGCTGCGCAACTGCGCGATCAGGGCTTCCCGACGACGATCAAGGATGCGTCGGAAAAGGGCGCGTTCTCCAAGATTCCGCCGCGCGATGTGGTGGTCGCCAACCCGCCGTTCGGACCCGTCAAGGAAGGCACCGAGACCAAGGTGTTCGACATGTCGGACATCCAGCCCGGCTACAAAACCGGCCAGATTGACCATGTGATCGCCCTGCGTGCCCTTGGTGTCATGAAGGATGACGGTCGCGCGGTGCTGCTGCTGGGTGGTATCAACAAGATGGCGGCCTCGGAAAAGGCCCGATCTGACGCCTACAATGCCAAGGATAAGCGCGAATTCTACAAGGTCTTGTACGACAATTACGGTGTCACCGACCATTTCACGGTGGCGGGCGAGCTTTACGAACGGCAGGGCGCAGGCTGGCCGGTCGATGTGGTGGTAATCGAGGGCCGGAAAAGGTCCCAGCGGGCCTTGCCTGCGGTCGATGTGCCTCGTATCTATTCATCCTGGGACGATCTTGGAGGGGTTCTCGATGGTCTACGACCCGAAAGTGCAAGCGATGCTCGACCGGCTGTCGGCGAGACTGGTGGCGCTCCTGAAACAGGAGCCGGACTGGAAAGCGACGGCGAACGAGGTGTCGGACGCGATGGACGCGACCAATCCGGCGTGGGACAGCCCGGAGGCGTTCGCGCAAAGCGTGGAGCCGCAACTGCGGAAACTGGCGAGCGCGGCGCTGGAACGGGGATTCAATCCGGCGGACGTGACCAGCCCGCTCGATCTGGTGAACAACCTGCTGCCGAGCGATCATCACATGGATTGACCGACGATCTCGACAGCATCCTCAATGATGCGGTCGAGGCGGCGTATGGCGAGAAGCCGAAGGCTGTTCAATCCGACGAGCGCGGACAGCCGATCATCGGCACTGGCACGGTGTTGCGCACCATTAGTGGGCGCGAGACCTCTCCGGCACCCAAGATCGACGGCGAGAACAATCGCAAGATCATCAATAGCGTTGCGCGCATGGATGCGTGGCTGCTCGATGAGGCTCGCAAAGAGGTTGCTGGGAACGATTACCAGACCACCCTTCTCAAGGGCATCGATCCGAAAAGCATGTCGCAGTCTGATCGCGATACGGTCAACTCGCTATTGTTCGGCGATCCAGACGGCCCGCGTCCATCGGACGTGATCCGTGCTGAAACCAACAAGCGCCCTACGCCAGAGGTGGCAAAGTCGGCCGCCAAGAACGCGGTTGAGGGTGCCGATGCGGCGTTCGATGCCCTGCACAAGCTGTTCGGAGGCAACAAGGCATCCTCCGGCTTCACCTTCGATGAAGAAACCTACGCCAAGGCCAAGCCGCTGTTCGAGAAGGCAGCGGGTAAATTCCGCGATGCGTGGGGCGACATCCGTGAGCTTGCCAAGCGGATGGTGGCGCATATGCGCGACACCCTCAAATGGTAGCGCGAAACCATGGAGCAGGCGCTCCCGTATCTGAAACGCTTCATGGAGGAATTCCGTGGCGAGAAGGTCCAAGAAGCCAAAGCCGATCAG